CGCATACTGCTGGAGACTCATCGATACTTCTTGAAGGTTTTAGTTATACAAATGTTTCTGGTGATATTTTAAAGCGAGGTGATGTTATAAAATTTGCTAATCACGATAAGGTTTATATGATTACAGCAGACGTAGCAAACGCAGAAGCTACTGTTGGCGGATCAACAGATGTAACTATAAATATAGAGCCACCATTGATTGCAGATTTAGCAAACGATGAAGCAGTAACACTCAATAAACCAACTTACTCCGTGTATCTTATAGGCGATGTTAGTTACACAACAGATGCTAGTGGTCTTTACTACTACAATTTTACATTGCGAGAGTGCATTGAGTAATGGCAAGATCATTAGGCTCATCATTATTGACGCAACTTGCGAACCCTACTAACACGTTTGCTTTTCTATTAGAGATAAATACCTCAACAGTTTTTAGGTTTACAGATCATCAAGCAAATGTTACTTATGACTCAAACACCTATACATCTTCAGGTGAAATAATATCTGTAAGCACTACTCCAGAAACAGGCGAACTTAAAGTAGAAGAAACATCTATTGAGCTTTCAAACATAAACTCAACACTCATATCAGTCTTTGATGATGAAAATTATATTGATAATACAGTAAATATTTACTTAGCTTTTTTTAACAGTAGCGAGACTTTTATTGATGCACTTATATATTTTTCTGGCAATATAAAAAATGTTGAGGTCAATGAAAGCAAATCAGACTCAAAAATAACTGTAACTTGCTCAAATCATTGGTCAAATTGGAATCTAAAAAAGGGCAGACACTACACCGACAACTCACAAAGATTAATTGATACTAATGATAAAGGTTTAGAGTATGCTCATGTCACAAAGACTGATATAAGGTGGGGTAGCTAAGTGGTAGATATTGCATTATTAAAAAAAGCTTTTGACATTATTGTTGGTGTAATAACAGTTGTTACAGGTGTTAAGAATTTTAGAACTATACAAAAGCTAAAAGATCAAGGTCAAGATATATTAGCCACCAAGCAAGCAGAGGGTGGCAAAATACCTATCATCTATGGAAGAAGAAGAGTCGGAAGCACCCTTCTTTATATGGACACGGATGCTGGCAACTCTAAAGAATTATTTGTTATCTATGGGTTATGTTTAGGTGAGATTGACTCTATTGAGTTAGATACTATAGAAATTAATGGCGTATCTATATCAGACACAAAGGTTTTTAGAGATGGTTTTTATACAGGATCAGACAAAATATCTAGCGGTGCAGGATCATTAAATACTGCTAGTCAAATTGGTACTCACAGTGTAGCTCCAAGATATGACGGAAGATCAGGTACTGATCCAACAGCAATATATAGGATGGTATTTAATGCTCATCATGGAGCAGATGACCAAGCTGCCGATCCTATGCTCGTTGCATCTCAACCAGCAAAATTCACTAGCAACCATAAGTTAAAAGGTATTGCATACATTGCAAGTTCGTTCCAGTATGATGAAAGAGGAATTTTTACTTCTACCCCAGAAATGACAGTAGTTGTTAAAGGTAGGAAGCTATATGATCCAAGACTAGATGGATCAATTACAGGCGGAACTGGCTCGCATAGAATAGCAGATACTTCTACCTACGAATGGTCTAATAATGCAGCTTTAACTCTTCTTGACTACATGCATGGAGATCATGGTAAGGGACTAGGATCATCATTAATAGATTTGCAGTCATTTCAAACCGCAGCTAATACAGCAGATACAGTTGCTGATGTCCCTGATTACGGGGGTTCTTATGCTTCAGCTACAATTAAATCTGCTATATCTTCAGATAACTTTATAAGTGTTGATGAAGCCACTTGGAAAAAAGTTAAAGGTGGAGAGCTTATCAGCGTCAAAGATAGTGGCGGCTCTGTAATAATAAATCAAAAGCCAGTTATTGATGTTCAAAGATTTAAACCGCATACAGAAGATACACAATACAGAATAAATATTGGGGAAACGCCGCCAGAAAAAATAAGCAAAAGCGTTTCTTTTGCAGCGACTAACGATGATGCAACAATTACTGTAACTTGTAGCTCACACGGAGCAAGTCAGGATGATAGGGTTTTATTTTCTGGAGCTGTTTCTTTAGGTGGCAATATAACTGCAACAATCTTAAATAAACTTTATACAATTACCTCTGCGGCGGATGCAAATACATTTACTTTTGAAGCAACTAATCTTGATCTTACAGAAGTTAAAGCAAATAGCTCTGATACAGGTAATGGCGGTGCTAGTGCTATCGGTAAGTTTATGTATGAAGATGAAACAGGTGAAGTGCTTACACAAACAAGAAGATTTATGTGCGATGGAATTGTAGACACGAATGAGACTGTTTTAGATAATGCTAGAGATTTATTAGGAAATATGCGTGGTTTTCTGAACTATGTTGATGGCAAATATAGTGTGTTAGTAGAAGATACAGGATCTTCAAGTTTTAGTATTACAGAAGATCATATTATTGATAGTGGTATAAAAATTAAATATGAAGATAAAGCAAATAAGCTCAATAAAGCTGTTGCAAAATTTTTTAATGCACAAAAGAAATTTGAAGCTGATACTAAAACTGTATTTCATAATAATAATAGTGTAACTTTTGCTAATGATGATGGCGGTGAAGTCTTAGAAAGTGTTATTGAGCTGCCATTTATAATAAATTCCTACAATGCTCATAATATGGCTAGAGCTGCTGTATTAAGAAGTAGAAGCCAAAAAACTGTTGCTTTTATTGGCACTCCAAGATTACTTAACATTACTGCTGGCGATATAGTTGATATAACTTATTCGCCTTACAATTTATCAAGTGCTGTCTATAGAGTAGAAGCTATTGACCTATTAGAAAATGGCTTAGTATCTATTCAGATGCTGGAGTATTTAGATATATATTCTTGGGATATTCCAACTCTTGAAAATGTTGGAGCTTTACCAGACTTGCCAACAGGCTTAGAAGCAGTCACACCAACAGGTCTTACTTTTAAAAATTCAACGGATGCAACTAATCCTATAGATAGAGCCAGACTATCTTGGACTGACGCATCAACTTATCCTGCAAAAGCATTTAATGTTAATGTTGTTAACGCTGCTGGTGAGGTATTACTAGATGAAAATACTAGACAAGCATTTATGAATTTAGGCTTCTTGCCTAAAGGCGATAACTATGTTGCTAGTGTTTCATCCATAAATGCAGTTAGAGGAGAGTCAGTTGCAGCAACAGCAACATTTTCTATAACTGATGAGCCAGTCCAATCTGCCGATGTAGCTGCTGCTGTATATACAAACAATACAGTAACAGGGATTAATGCTTCTGGTAATTTAAGCAAGTCAGGGACAACAGGAACTGTAACAATATCAATGAATAATGATCTTACTGCTTTGGGATCTGTTGCCTTAAATGAGATTAATAACAACGCTACAAATGATATTACTATTGATCCAGCAGGCGTAACTATATTTCAAACAAATGGTACAGAGAGAGCAAGAATACAAAACAACGGAATTTTAATAGGAACTACTAGCACCACCATAAGCTCAACTGATTTTGGTATTTTGTTAAACCCACAAAACGGCAGGATTAAATCAGCAATAGATGTTGGTGGTAGCGGTAATGTTGCTCAAATGTTTGGTAATGCAGGAGAGTTTAGAATCAAAGGCGATGGTGACGCGCAAAACACTAACAACTCTTATGGTGCTATTTCGGATCAAACATTAAAAGAAAACATAGTAGATGCTACAGATAAGCTTGCAGACATAAATCAAGTACAAATAAGAAACTTTAATTTTATTGGTAGCGACCATAAACAGATAGGCGTAATAGCTCAAGAGCTAGAAGCTATATTTCCTAACCTAGTTAAGACCGATGATGAAGGTGTAAAGTCAGTAAAATATTCTGTTCTAGTGCCAATTCTTGTCAAGGCATTACAGGAAGCCGATGACAAAATAGATGCTTTGACTGCAAGGGTAGAAGCTCTTGAAGGCAACTAATGGAGTCAGCAGTATCAGTCATTACAGAGCTAGGCTTTCCAATAGCAGCAGCTTTAGGTCTTGGTATATTTGTTTGGAAACTTATTAACAGAATTATTGATGGTATGGAAACTAAGTTAGATACGTTAGATGACAAGGTGCAAACTTCTTTAGATACAATGGAGGAGAGAGTATCAACCAAACTTGATAGCCAATATGGGATTATTGTAAGCTTAATAGATAGGGTAAGAGCAATGGATAATCAAAGTATCAGACAAGATGTATTGCTAAAGACTTTGCTCGGAGTGCCTAATTTAATTGATATAGAAAAAATAGCAAAGGCGGAAAGAGATGACCAAAGAAAAGACTAAATTACCACTGCATTATAAAATAGTTGTGATATGGGCGACTATATTATTTTTAGGTATTGCTTGCATAAACTTACAAGCAGATCAAATAACCTTCAAGTTTAAGTCACCTTCATTCTCAGGTGTCAACACAAGCTCACATTATCTCACTATTGAAAACCAAGAACACATGAGAAAAATGACAATCAAAGAAGAAATAAAAGCTTTGCAAGAACAATTAGAGAGAGATGCAGAAAATACTACACTAGCAAGATTTATTCGCAATTTGGAAAGCCGTATCTATGCACAAATATCAAGGCAAATAGTAGAAGCAATGTTTGGTGAAGATCAATCAACAGAAGGAAGCTTTGAGCTTGAAGGCAATATAATATCTTATGAAATAGTCGATGGCATGATAAAACTCACAATAT